TCGTTCTCGACCCCCATCAAGTCTTGAATTGTATTGAGGTACTCCGCTGAATCCGCGTTCGTGCCATATGAGCGCCTTGTGGGGCCTGTATTTCCGGGGGGTAATCCTTCTAAACCTTGTCTATGCCTGTACTCGTGGGCTATAGTCGTAAGGTTATTACCTAATCCATAAGTATTAACTGTATCTGGCTCTGTTGGAAGAGAATAATCCCCATACCTAGTGCGTACTGTCCTGCTACGACCTTCTGGATTATTGGGGGTTATGTAACTCCCCGCAGAAGTCAAATTCATGCTTTTTCCGGGTATATCGTAATCATGGTGCCTAAACCTGCTCGGGTCTACAGGATCAGCCCCTTCTGGCATACGGTCTTGTACCGCCATTTGAAATTCACTATCACCCATTTTAAGACTCGCAAGAAATCCTGCCCGTCTGTCTTTGGGCATCTTTAATGCTGCCTTACGTAGTAACCCTTTAGCCTTGGGGGAAACCCCTGTCGCTAAATACTCTTCAAATTCTTTTGACAAGGTCATTAATAAAACCCGCTTCTACGTTGTTTAAAGTATTGCTGCTCTTCTGGCTCATCAGTAGGTAAGCGTATGAATCCACCTTGCCTGAACCGCATAAGTGCCATCACCGTTGAGTCCACTAAGTCATCGTGACTCATGAAAGGAAACCCAGCGATCTCTTCTACTACTTCCTCTGCCCATCTAGTAGGAGGCACCCAGCATATACCTGATGCTACAATATCTGCAACAGAATTAAGGCGCGCTAGTTTATCACCGGACCCTCGATGGGGCGTATACTCAGACACTGGTAACCCCATACGCCGCATTTCTTGGTACAGTGCAGTGCCCGCGCTTTTCTTCTCCACGATAAACGCATCTGGCTCCCACTCAGCATACTCTTCCATTGCTAGTTGTTTTAGCTCGGGAAACTCCATACGTTTCTTAATACTGTTCATAAGTATTATATTGTATGCATTTGTGTCCTCATTGAAAAAAACACCCCAAGTAGTAAGTGCTGTGTAGTCAGCGCGGTTGTGTGTTTCTGCCGCTGCGTCCAAAGACATGATTAGGTACTCAGACGAGGGCGGGTTGTCTTGCTCCCACAAGTTCCACCACTCTCGCTTAACGATTGACGCTTCTTCAGACGTAGGGTCTTGTTGGTACTGAGCATTCCACTGAAACGTAGGCATGGATGCCTTAGTCCGTAACAGAGCTTCAAGATCAAAAAATTCAGGCCATAAGGGTTTTTCTACATATCGGTTTGTTTTCTTGTTCTGAACTTCAAGTATAGCAGGGAACTCAACAACTTCGTATTGATCCGAACGGTTATTCTTAGCCATGTCATTTGTAACCCGCCCTGTTAGATCGTCCATGTGCCATCGAGTCTGTATAATAGCTACCCTACCACCCGGCATCAGACGAGTACGAGCACCGAACGTAAACCACTCGTAGGCTTTGGCGAACACCTCAAAATTGCCATTAATTACGTCTTGCTCTGAGTGTGGGTCATCGACTAGCAATAGATCAGCACCACGGCCTGCTAGTGCACTGCCTATACCGCACGCATAGTACTCTCCCCCAACGTTGGTGTTCCATCTACCTGCTGACTTGCTATCTTGTGCTAGTTTTACGGTAGGGAATACCGAAAGATAGGCATCTGTAGCTATTAAGTTACGTACTTTACGCCCAAAATCTACGGCTAAATCAGTCGTATGAGACACCATCATGACTTTTTTATTGGGGTTTCTACCCAAAAACCATGCTGGAAAGAAGATAGAAACAAGCTGAGATTTACCATGTCTAGGGGGTATATTGACGCAAATACGGTCTTTTTCACCCCTTTCAATGCCCATTAGCATGTCAGCAAGTATGCGGTGGTGTTTACCTACAATGAACTCGGGCATCATCAGCTTACAGAAATTGATCAAGTCATCGTACGCAGCCTTATTCTGCTTGCGCGTGCCTAATTCCCCCGCCATTTTATCAATTTCTGCTATTTCTTCAGGTGAGAAGGCGTCTAAGTTGTCTAATAACTGCTGTATATCAGCTTCTGAGAAGTCTAACTCAGCATTACTCACTGTAATCCCCCTCAATGCCTAGTTCTGCGTCCACATCTACGGCATCAGGGTCAACAAACTCTGCTTCTATCACATCTTCATCAGGACTTACGAGCTTTGACAGCTTACTGCGCAGGCTTTCACGCAATTCATCGGTAGTCCTGTGGGTTATTGTGACTTCAGTCTTGTCTGTAAACAAACCAACATCTGAAATCTTACCCAAAAGCTCCAAGGCCCGTATGCGAACGCGAGGATCAGGGTTTTCGGTCTCTTCAATCAGTTTGTTAGTGACTAAATGGCGTACTTGCACTGCGCTATCGACAATAGAGTGGCCGAATTCAGTGAGTATACCGTGAGTAGCGACTAAAGCAGCGGGGGGCAACGTAGATACTCGTTTAGCGGAGGCTTTTTTAGAAGTCTTTGTGGGGCTATCTGCGTAAGCTAACGCGAGTTTGGCAGCAATAGCTTCATCTTCAGTGGTAGGTTCAGTAGATAGCCCGTGATCTCCTAGCATAATGGCAGTGTTGCATGCTGCTTCTGCACGTGCACGCAAATCCATGTAAGGCACGTCCTCTGAATAAGGTACGCCAATCTCTGGCTCAAGCACTAAAGACATATTGTATCCGCAGGTTATTAACCGTTACTGCCGATTTATACACAATAATTTGTTTTTGTGCAAGGAGGTTGGGACTCCTAGTGGGGGGTGTTCCCTATTTAAGGGGGGTGGGGGTACCGAACTCAGAAAAAACAGGGTTGCTCGTGGAAACTAGTAATATATAGATAAGAGGGAGTCCCAATATGTGAAGTGGCCTATGGGGGTGGGGTAGGGTGTTAGTGATCCACTAACATATCATGGCTAGAACTATCAGATAATGCCATAGTGTCAGTTTATCTATTGACAAGTTATCACGTATTTAGTTTAATGGTCCCAGTTGCCAAGCAATGGTAACTAAACTTAAATTAACTTTACGGAAATATTATTATGACTACAGAAAACAGTGTTAAGCAAATCACAGCCGCGACTATACAAGCAGTTGCGAAGTTTATCGAAAAGGCGGCGAGTGCAGACAACGCGATAGTTAATGCGCTCGATTCACTGATAGGTGATGGCTATACAAGACCGAGTGATCTAATGGCCCCGAAGGTAGACAAGCAAGGTAAGTATACCGACAAGAATAAATCGACATCGACTGTCGAAGAGTATCAAGCGGTGCAGCAATGCGTTATAGCGGGGTTCAGTACAACAGTACAGAAAATGCTAGCAACACCTTCTGATCAACTAGTCAGGTCAGAAGACCGGAAAGACTACACGACCAGCAAACTTGAGATGACAACTGCTAACAAGTTTTACCATCAACAGCAAATTGGCACTAGAATTGGAGACCTGAGACGCCAGTTTGAAAAGCGATTAAAGATTGAAGCACGGGCAGAACAGGCCGAGTCTAAAGGTGATAAGACATCACGGGTCAGGACAACTGACCAATTTTGTTTAGACAGTTTGCTAGCAATGCGCAAACGCTGCCAAGCTACCGAAGAAGCAAATTTCAACATTGCTGAAATGGTGCAGACAATTGATACAGCTCTTGAACTACTTACGGGAATTGTCCGCAAGTAACCTACCATGCCCCGCTAGTCGGGGCATTAACCTAACAATGTTAGTGGCTCACTAACAAGGGAATAGCAAATGAAAAAGTTAACTTACGTACGTCAAATTATTAAGCAGTTAAAACACGTGCACATAGTGGAAAAACACTTGAGGGATTATGGGGTGTGGGAAGAAACCGATTTGGAAGTGTTCGAATCCCGAGAACATGCGGAAATGGCATGCGAGGAATACAAGCGCGAAGGCTTCACAGCGCATGTTACTTCTCTCCCCATAGTGCCAAGCGCGCCAGTAAAATTAACTACATCCAAGTAATATCTAAGCCCCGCTAGTCGGGGCTTTTGATACC